GATGACGACCGCCCTCACGGACGACGAGGTGCGCGACTTCGCCGACGCGGTTCAGCTTCAGATCACGCGGGACTTCGCGCCGCACTGGAACACGCCCGCACAAGTCGTCTTCATACCCCCTTCAGCCCCCATCCCGCCCGCCTCATGGCTCCTCTGGCTCACTGACCGCTCAGCCGTCCCGGGCGACCTGGGCTACCACATCGACAAGACGGTCCCCCAGGGCTACGTGGCGGTGCTGGATTGTCGCGACGACGACATCCCGTGGACGCGCGCGGCGTCCCATGAGGTCCTGGAGATGCTGGTGGACCCCTATGTCGCCCAAACGGTCCTGTGGCCCCTTAAAGCCCCCCTAGGCCCCACCTACGTCGCCCGTGAGGTGTGTGACCCCGTCACAGCGGACCACTACAGCATCGCCCGGCCCGGCGGTGTCAGCGTGCCCGTGGCGGCGTTTGTGCTGCCGTCCTGGTATGACCCCGGCGGGACAGCGCCCTTCGCCTTCCCGTCCCGGGCACACGACTTCCCGTTCATGCTGTCCCGGGGCGGCTTCCTCCAATGCTGTCGGGCGGGCGATAAGACCTGGACGCTTCTGAGCTACGATGAGGAGGAGCCCCCCGTTCAGCGGGACACCTCCCGCGCCGTCAGGCGGCCGCCGGCCGAAGCCGTGTCACAGCCAAAGGCCACCCTTGGAGAGACCCCAAGGACTACCTAAGGTTCCCTTCAGGTCTACAGACAGGTTTACCCTAGGGTTCTCCCTATTAGTCTATCCCTTCAGGTATTGACTATGAGGAAACCCTTAGGGTACGCATTAAGTCCCCTTCAGGGCACCTGATGAAACCTTCAGGCAGCATTATGTGGCCTTAGGGTCCTGGCGATCCGTGCTGGGTGGTCGCGCCCCGCAAGGGGCTGGAAAGCTGGGCAGAACCTGCCTTCTGACAAGTTCCCACCTGGCGAGAATTTAATCTGACCCTCGTTGTGTTGAGATAGTTTCGTGAGTTACATACCACTCCATCAGGGTGCAAAAAGAAACGCCGGACGATGCGGTCTTCTCCACACGGCGCCAGTCTCGATATTACGCGGCCGGCGCCGGGTCCGCTTCGTCTGTTACCGAGTGTGGACACTGGGTCTGCGGATCGGTATGGTCCCGACTATCGCCCGGGTTGGCGGCGATCGGGACACTCAAATGAGGAGCGCAACACGATGGCTATCATCAACCCTACCACGGGACGCCGACAGGCCCGGGGACAGGACCTGGGAATGGATAACCGGCGCATCGTCGGGGACTATCTGGCGGACCACCGCGTCCGGCGCGGGCTGACCCAACTGGACGTTGGGCGCGCGCTGGGCATGAGGGATACGGCTGTGTCGGCAATCGAGTTGGGGAGGAACTCGCTGCCACCGGAACGCTACGGGGAGATGGCGGACGTCCTTGGAGTAGAGCGGCGCGCGTTTATGAAGTTCGTGCTGCGTTACTATAACCCCTGGGCGTTCTCCATGTTGTTCCCCAAGGAGCTACCGGCCAGCGAGATCGCGACCTTGCCCGAGCGTCTGAACGACTTGCGCAAAGGACTTAATCATGGGCTGGACAAAAGCTGACGCCGCCGCTGCCTCTGAGTGTTGCCGGGTAGCACACCTGCTATACCCGGAACTTGACTGGGAGGCAGCGGCGACCGATGCCGGGAAGCCGTATATCGTGATCGAACAGCCGCACACGGCGCCGGGTGGCTGGGCCTGCTGGCTCGTCGAGCCCGCGCCGGTCTTCGGTGGCTGGGTGGTCATCGCTCATCACGACGGCGACGAATTGATAGCCACGGGAGAAACGCCCGCTGCGGCGATGCGGGACGCTGTCACCCGGGTCGTGGGGGACATCACACGCGCGCTGCACACCCGCGTTCCAGCGGTGCTGCTGCCAACTGAGGGAGGACGCATTGGAACTCTACAAGCGGAAGGACGGGCGCAGCCCCTGGTGGCAACTGGACTACGTCCACCCGGTCACGGGAGCGCGTAAGCGCACCTCCCTGAAGGTCAAGGGGACCAAGGCCGAGGCCCAGAAGATCGCGGCGCGCTTCCTGGCGGACCTGGAGGCGAAGCGCGGGAAAACCGAGGCCACCCTTTCCGACGCCCTGGAGGCCTACTGCACGGCTCTGGAGAGTGACGGGAAGGCGAGTGCCGGGGAGCAGCGTAAGCTGGCTGTGAAGTGTCTCCAAGGGCTGGGAAAGGGCCGGTTCACTCTGGACGGCTCTCTGGCCCTGACGGACATCAAGCCGCCCCTGCTCGCTGGGCTGGTGACAGCGCGGCGCCGGGAGGGGAATGGCAACCAGACGATCGCCCACGAGATCAAGCTGATCCGCGCCGCCACCCGGCACGCCGCCGGGCTGGGGCACGCGGTCAACATGGAGATGTTCTCGGGGACCATCAAGGACGCCTGGAGGATGCCCAGGTTGCCCATGAAGACCCGCTACCTGTCCATGGAGGAGTTCCAGCTTGTCTACGCGCACCTGGACCCCGAGCGGCCCATTGAGGGGGCAAGCCGGGGTCAGCCTGTCAGCTACACGCTGCCGCCTGACAGCCGCGCCTACCGCCAGCGCCGGGACGCGCAGGACCTGCTGGTCGCCCTGGCCATGTGCGGGGGTCGTTGGTCCGAGGTCCTGAGCCTGCTATGGGAGCGGGTGGACACGGAGCGGAAGGTGATCCGGCTATGGGGCAACAAGACGCAGCGGGAGCGGCTGGTCGGGATGCCGGCGCTGCTGCACCGGATGCTCGTCCGGCGGCTTCAGGAGCGCAAGACGGGACAGCCGCTGGTCTTCCCCAGTCTGGGGGGCAAGCTGCGCACGTCGTCCTCGCGGTCGATCCAGCGCGCCATCGACGCCTGCGGGCTGAACACGGCAGCGCGCGTCCAGGAGAACGGGCGGGCGACCATCCACTCGTTACGGCACACCTTCGCGTCCCTGCTGGCCCAGAACGGCGCCAGCTTGGCCGAGATCAGCGACGCCCTGGGCCACACCTCGCTGGCGATGACCCGGCGATATGCCCACCTGAACAAGACGGAAAGCGCCGCGAGGCTGGCCGGGATACTGGACGGAGCGATGCGGCCGGCGGGCGGCACACTCTCGACACAGGACGGTCTATCGGCTCCACTGGAGAGCGTAGAAGTTCACCCCGTAACGCCTTGAAGTGCCTTAGGTTTTCCCCCGGAGCGCCCTTAGCTCAGTTGGACAGAGCAACAGCCTTCTAAGCAGGACAATGCGGGAGAGACAGGGGCCATCTGCCGTGCTTTTTCAGCGCACTGCACGGGCGCACACACCGAAAGAGTAGGAGAGACAAATGGTTAGCCGCGGCACACTTTCGGCACACAAGGAGTGGCACGTCTCAACGGGCGGGAGCGTAGTCCGCCTGACATACGTGGGCCGCTATCACCCCAGGCAGGAAATCAATACGGCCTGGATCGAGATCGAGGAGTGGCACGAACTCGTAGCCCAAGTAGCGGCGGACGCGCGCGCGGCCCTGCGCGCTAGCGCGGATCGGATGACGACCCGGCGCCGCGCGACGTTCTGGCTCGGCGCGGAAGCTGAGGAGATGGCCCTCACATGATCCAGGGCACACTGGCGAAACAGCTACGCACGAGCGCGCATGAGCGCGGGCGTGGAACCGCCCTCCGCAAGCTGCTCCTGGACGCCGCTCTGTGCCTGGAGCAGTGCGCGGCCGACCTGAAGCACGCTTACGTGATGGCGTCGTGCTGCTACGCGGACTGTCTCGGCGTGCCCGCGTGTGACCGCGACTTCTGCCGCTGCCCGAGAGGGAGCGCCTACTACAAGGAGAACCCTGATGCAGCCGACAGCACTGGAACTGGAGAAGCAGCAGCGCCGCGAGATTGACGACATCAGGCGGGGTGAGCGCGCCTACCGGGAGGCGATGGCGGTCAAGGACCCGTCCGCGCTGCCCAGCGGCAAGCGCCTCATGCGGGAGATCATCCCGGCCCTGACCGCCGCCATAGCCACCCATCAGGACGACGTCATGGACGCCGCCCAGCGCAAGGGCGGGAAGCGCGCCCCGCACGCCTGGGCGATACAGACGGTGCGCCCTGATGTCCTGGCGTTCCTGACACTGGACGCCTGTCTGCGGGCCGAAATCCCGTCGTCAGGCACGCGCAAGGAACTGGCGCTCACCTCGCTGGCCTTCCTCCTCGCCGGCAGCGTCAAGGATCACGTGGAGATCGCGGAACTGACCGCGTCGTCCGGCCGGGACCCGCTCGTGCACCTCCGCAAGCGTTATGGGGTGGCGAACCGGATGACGTGGTCCCGCTGGAAAACGGCGCTGGGGGAGACCGCTCTGTCCTGGCCCAAGGCCACCCGGGTCAGCCTGGGGTGCGCCTTGATCCGCCAGATGGTCGACGTAGCGCCGGACCACTTCAGACTGACGCCCGTTCGGGTGGGCACGCGGACGGTCCTGACGCTGACCCTGACGGACGCCACCCGCGCCGTCATGGCCGACGTGGAGGAGCGGCGGGCGATCGCGATGCCTCACTATATGCCGATGACGATCCGGCCGCTGGACTGGCGCTACACCCCGTCACAGCCAAAGGCCACCCTTGGAGAAAATGCCCCGGCCGACGACACGGTTCCGCAGACCGGCAGACTGGAGGGCGGTTATGTCCTCCACAAGCTGTCCCTGGTCCGCACGGGCCGGGACACCCACACGAAGGGCCTGTCCAAGGCGGTTAGCGCCCTCGACCTGGAGGCGATCAACGCCGTCCAGGGCACGGGCTGGGCCGTTAACCGCTGGCTCTACGACGTCATGGCCGAGGCCTGGGCGTCGGGTCAGCGTCTGGGGGGCCTGGAGCCGGGCGAGATGCTGCCTCATGCTCCCATGGAGGACACAGCGTTTCGCGCCATGACACCCGACGCGCGCCGTGAGTATCTGAGCAAAAAGGCGCGGGTCCACGAGGAGAACGCGCGGCGCCGGGGACGCTTCAACGCCATCATCGACAACCTCGCGGTCGCCCGGGAACTGCGCGACGAGCCGGCGATCTACTACCCCCACGTGAAGGACTTCCGCCACCGCATCTACCCGGTGCCCGTGCGGGGACCCCACCCGCAGGGGGACGACATCAGCAAGGCGCTCATCCACTTCGCTGAGGGCAAGCCCCTGGGCGCCACGGGGGAGTTCTGGCTGTGCGTGCGTGCGGCGAACTGCGCCGGGAAAGACAAGCTGAGCCTGGAGGAGCGCGTGCAATGGACGTTCGACAATCACGACCTGATAGTGGCATCCGCATCACATCCATTGTCATGCACTACCTGGACGGAGATGGCCGAGCCGTGGCAGTTCTTGGCCACGTGTCACGAACTGCGGCAGGTGTGGACATCGTCGACTTCCCTGGAGGCGTTCGTTTCCCACTTGCCGATCCCTATGGACGGGTCGTGCAACGGCATCCAGCACCTCTCGGCGCTGGGCCTGGACCCGGTCGGAGCGGCGGCGACGAACCTTCGCCCTGGCGCACGGCAGGACATCTACGCTCACGTAGCTGCCCGGGTAGTTGCGCGTGTGGAGACCGATGCTGCGGCTGGCAACACGCTGGCGGCATCGTGGACCGGCCGGGTGTCTCGTAGCACGGTCAAGCGTGCCGTGATGACGACGCCCTACGGGGTGACGGCACGTGGCATCCGCGACCAGCTTCTCGCGGACAGCCTCGTCCCCGAGGGAGACCAACAAGGCAAGTCCGCCGACTACATGCGGGATTGCATCTCAGAGGCCTTGAGCGGCGCTGTGTCGTCCGCGAAGGACATCATGGGGTGGCTTCAGGACTGCGCGTCCCGGCTGGGCAAAGCCGGCCAGCCGCTGCGCTGGGAGACCCCCAGCGGCTCTGCGGTGGAGCAAGCCTACCACTCGACCACCGAGACGCGGATCGTGACCCTGTGCGGGCGCCTGCTGCTGCACGAGGAGTGCCCTACGGTTACGTTGCGCCCCTCGAAGCAGGCTCTGGCGTCGGCGCCCAACGTCATCCACTCGTTCGACGCGGCTCACCTGAGCATGACCGTCGTGGCGGGGGCGGCGAGGGGCATCAGCCATTGGGCCATGATCCACGACAGCTACGGGACACATGCGGCGAACACGCAGGCGCTTGCAGGGGTCCTGCGTGAGCAGTTCCGCGTGATCTACGCGCAGGACTGGCTGAAGCGGCTGTATGACGGCTTCAGGGCCTACGCGCCGCACGTGGAGATACCGCTGCCACCCGCACGAGGCGGGTTCGACATCGACGAAGTTTTACGCGCCGAGTTCTTTTTCTCATAGCGCGCTGTTTCTATACGACTCCACAGACCACAGGAAATCACATGCCATCGCACAAGATGACCACCCACGCGCACGCTCTCTACGCGGCCCAGATGGACCGCGACGACCCGTTCCTGGGTGCCCGCATGGCCAGCCATGCGCAGACCGGCGTGGGGCCGATGCACGACTTCAGCCGAACCCGCCGCCAGCCGGCGCCGATCGAGGATCGCTTTCGCCTGATCTGGGGGCGCTCGTGACCGCGTTCCTGCTCTATAGCGCGGTGCTGTTGGTCGGCGGTGTGTTCATCGCCTTCCACAAGCCCGACGACGACGACTTCCGTCCCGCCTGACGCGCCCTATCACCCCCTATAGGAGATTTACCACCCAACATGGCTGACAAGAAAAAGAACGCGCCGCGCTTCATGGCTCCGCGCGGTGTGTTCGTGTTCCCGAAACTGAACGCGGCCGACACGAAGTTCAAGGCTGAGGGCGAGTTCGCCGTCAAGGTCCGCGTAGACAGCGAACGGCCTGACGTTCAAGCCTTCATCGCCAAACTGACCCCGTTCCACGACGCCGCCGTTGAGGCGGGACGTGTGGCGTTCCAGGCGCTGCCCGTAAAGGCGCGCAAGGACTTCGAGAAAAAGGGCGTCAAGGACGCGGTCGTCAACCCGCTGTTCAGCGAGGTCTACGACGAGGAGACGGAGCAGCCCACGGGAGCCGTCGAGTTCAAGTTTTCGACCCCGGCGAGCGGCACGATCAAGAACGGCAAATACGCCGGTAAGGTGTTCATCAAGCGCCCGACGCTGGTGGACGCCAAGGGCAAAGTGCTTGTGCAGGGCACAGACTTCTCGTTCCTGAGCGACGTCAAGCAGGGCACGCTACAGAACACGGTCCTCCGCAAGATGGGTCCGGCGATCTGGGGCGGCTCAGAGGGCATCTGCGCCATCGAGATCGGACTGAACAAGGACGGAGAGCCGGGCTATTTCATTCCCGGAACGGCGGCGTGCGGTCTGTCGCTGCGCCTGCGCGGCGTCCAGTTGCTGAAGTTGGTCCAGGGCGGTTCGGCTGACATGGGCTTCGGTCAGGAGGAGGGCTACGAGGCCGACGACGGCGACGAACACGACTCCGAAGACGCCGACAGCACAGACAACGCCGGCACGGACGACACCTCCGACGACGCCACGAGCGGCAGTGAGTTCTAACACAGCGGTCATGCGGGTGGAGGGCGTTCCCTCCCCCGCCAGTCGGCCGCGTGTGACGCAATACGGCACCTTCTACACGAAGCCGTATCAGGAGTGGCTAGCCGCGTGTCAGCAGCAGATCGCCAAGGCGCGGAGCGCGACCCTGGCGGGACTGCTGTGGTGCGCCGTCGAGATCATCGTGCCGCGTCCGAAGACGACCAAGCTGCACACCCCGCGAGGGGACGCCGACAACTACGTGAAGGGCGTCCTGGACGGGGGCACGAAGGCCGGCGCGTGGGGGGATGACAGTCAGATCGTTCTGCTGGTGTCCCTCAAGCGTTTCAGTGACCCCGGCGAGGCGCCTGGGGCAATCATTCGGGTAGGAGAACTTAACTGACACCTCAAAGCACCCTGGTCCTCCAACACCTCCACACCGAGGGCCACATCACGCCCGTCGAAGCGGCGGCGGTCCACAAAATCCGGCACCTTCCCTCGAAGGTCTTCGAGTTGAAGCAAGCCGGCGTGCCTGTCGTCACCACGCTCCGCACGGACGCCACGGGACAGCGTTACGCGCGTTACACACTCGCCACCTGAGGAGGCTTAATGCCCAGCACGCAGACCCTAACTGACAAACCCTGGCTAGGCCTCAACGACCTTCATCTGATCGGAAAGGTGCTGCTCAGCGCCGCCGCCGGACACCTGACGCTGCCGGCTCAGGCGGAACACACGGGCCTCGACACCACGATACGGACGCTGGACCGTTACCTGACGCGTTCGATCGGGGCGGACTGGCCGGAACAGGAGGCGCTGGTCTGATGGACGCTGTTACGCGGCGGGTGCTGATGATGCTGCTCGTTATGATGATGCGGCGCTACTGCACGCCCGCCGACCCGAAGTGCGACTACGAGATGCTCCGCGAGTTGGACGAAATGATGCGGACCCTGACATCGGATCGCGGCGCATGAACGTCGAACGTGAGACCAAGCTGACGTTCGTGTGCAGCTTGCGCGAGGTCCTCGCGGCCATGCGGAAGATGCACCCCGAGGAGTTCCTGCTGGGACAGCTATCGGAAGACCCGAAGCTGACCACGATGGAGACCAACGGCCACCGTCTCTCCATCACGGGCATCCGGCGCAGCCAGGGGCCTGCCGAGATCACGTTCAACCGGATGCAACGTGTCGACCCCGGAGAGTGAACTGGTCGGCAAGGGTCCCTGCGCAAGCTGTGGCTCCTCCGACGCCTGCGCCACATACGACGACGGCCACACGCATTGCTTCTCGTGCGGCCATCACGGGCGCAGCGACAACACGACACAACCGACAAGGAGACGTATGAGCGGAGACCTGTTAGCCGGAGACGCGCTCGCGCTCTCGAAGCGCGGGATCAGTGAGGAGACCTGCCGGAAGTTCCGCTACTGGGTGGGCAAAGACCACCACGGCAAGGTGGTGCAGATCGCCAACTACTGCGACGAGGCCGGCGTGCCCGTGGCCCAGAAGGTCCGCTACGCCGACAAGACGTTCGCCGTGTTGGGCGACAAGAAACAGATGGGCCTGTTCGGTCAGCACCTGTGGAAAGGTTCGGGCCGACGCATCGTCGTCACGGAGGGCGAGCTAGACGCCCTGAGCGTGGCCGAGGCGACCGGGAGGACCTGGGACGTCGTGTCCCTGCCGAACGGCGCTGACGGGGCCAGGAAGGCACTCCAGCGGGCGCTGGAGTGGCTGTTGGGCTACGAGACCGTCGTCCTCGCGTTTGACCAGGACGAGCCGGGACGGGAAGCCGTCGCGGCCTGCGCCGACTTGTTCCCACCGGGACGCTGCGCCGTGGCCAGCTTCGGGGGCTTCAAGGACGCCAACGAGCAGCTTGTCGCCGGACAGGTGCGGGAACTGAACGTCGGCCTCTGGAACGCCAAGCCCTACCGGCCGGACGGCATCGTCACCGCCGCCGACATCCGCGAGCGGGTCCTGGCGCCGCCTGAGGTCGGCCTTCCGTATGCCATCGAGAGCCTGAACCAGCACACCTACGGGCGTCGCATTGGCGACGTCATCGGCTTCGGCGCCGGGACGGGAGTGGGTAAGACCGATCTGCTGACCCAGATGATCGCCTACGACGTGGACGTGCTGAAGCAGAACGTCGGCGTGCTGTTTCTGGAGCAAGACGTGGGCGAGACCGGCAAGCGCATCGCCGGCAAGCTGGCGCATAAGCGGTTCCACGTGCGGGACGGCTCGTGGAGCGACGAGGAGTTCGTCAAGACCTGGGACCGTGTCGAGAAATCGGGACGGCTGCACCTGTATGACAGCTTCGGTGTCATGGACTGGGAAAGTGTTCGCGCCAAGATACGGTTCATGCACCACAGTCTGGGGTGCAACCTGATCTACTTCGACCACGTAACGGCTGTCGTGGCCGGCGAGGACGACGAGCGCAAGGCGCTGGACCGCATCATGGGCGAAGCGGCCGGGGACGCGAAGGGCAACTACGTCCTGCACTACGTCAGCCATCTGGCCACCCCCGAGGGCCGATCGCACGAGCGCGGCGGGCGTGTGGAGAGCAAGCACTTTCGCGGGAGCCGCGCGCTGGCGTTTTGGTCCTACTTCATGTGGGGCATCGAACGGGACAAGCAGGCGGACGACCCCGCCGAGCGGTGCAAGGTGACGTTACGGTGTATCAAGGACCGCTACACCGGCGACTGTGAAGGACGGACGTTCAAGCTGACGTATGAGCGGGCATCAGGGGTCCTGACGGACCACGGCGAGTTCACCGAGGGTGACGCATCGACTGAGTTCAGTGACGAGTCCGACCGGGAGTTCTGACCACCGAAAACACCGACGATCGCGGCGATCTTTCCTGAAGCTCCGCTACGGTATCACCGAGGCCGACTACGCGGCCCTGGTGTCGCATCAGGCTGGCGCGTGCGCCGTCTGCGGCGGGGGTCCTGGAGCGCGGCGGCTTAACGTCGACCACGATCACGCCTCAGGGGCCGTCCGGGGCCTTCTATGTCACGGCTGTAATACCGGCCTGGGGCACTTCAAGGACGACCCCCGCCTCCTCTTTTCCGCTATCGAATACCTGGAGCAACACCGCTCCTCCAACTGAAGGAGCATACACCTGGGCGAATGGTTAATCTGGGACACCGAGAGCGACGGCCTGCTGAACGAAGCCACCCGGCTTCACTTCATCCAGGTCGGCACAGCGGACGGAGACGATGTCACCGTCTACAGCACGCTTCCCGGCTACCCGACGATCGACGAAGGGCTGCGCCGCATCGGCGCCGCTGAGCGGCTGATAGGCCACAACACGATCACTCACGACTTCCCGCTGGTGGAGAAGCTCCACCCGGGCACCCTGACGCTGGATCAGCAGATCGACACGCTGCTCCTGGGGCGCATGAAGGCGCCGGACGAGCGCCGGCACTCCCTGGAGGAGTGGGGGATACGGACGAACACGGCCAAGGGGGCCTTCAGCGGCCCTTGGGACACCGCAACGGAGGAGATGGCCACCTACGCCGAGCAAGACGTCGTCGTGGGGCGGGCCATCTGGCACGCCGTCAAGGACGTCATGGCCTGGGGGAACTGCGCCGAGGTCGAACACAAGTTCGCCTGGATCATGCACCTCCAGCGGCTGAACGGCTTCCGGCTGGACGTCCCCGGCGCGGTGGCGTTGGAGGCCGATCTCCGTCAGCAAATCCACGACGAGGTGGTGCGCCTCAAAGCCGTCTTTCCGCCGCGCTACGTGCGCAACGGCAAGGGCGACAAGTGCCTGTTCACGCCCAAGCGTCCTGACCGGCGCGCGGGCTACGTGGCGGGGGCGACGTTCTGCCGGGTGACGCTCCAAGAGTTCAACCCGACCTCGCGCCAGCAAGTAGGCGCGCGTCTGGTGAGCCTTGGGTGGGTCCCGAAAGAGTTCGGAGACGACGGACACCCCACGGTCAACGAGAAAATCCTGTCCAAGCTGCCCTGGCCTGAGGCCCAGCAACTGGTCACGTTGTTTCGCCTGACGAAGAAACTGGGGATGCTCAGCGACGGCAAGAACGGCTGGCTGAAGCTGGTCACGGCAGAGAGCCGGGTGCACGGCCGGGTCATCACCACGGGCGCCGCTCCGGGGCGCTGCTCGCACAGCGGGCCAAACATGGCACAGGTGGATAAAAGCACCGCCATGCGGTCCCTATGGGTCCCCAGGGACGGCTGGACGTTGGTCGGCTGCGACGGTGAAGGGCTCCAGGCCCGCATCCTTGCCGGCTATCTGCGCAAGTATGACGGCGGCAGCTACGCGGACAAGATCGTCAACGGCAACAAGGAACTGAAGACGGATGAACACGCGAGCAATCTCAAGGCGCTTCCATACCTCAGCGCCGCCTTCAACTTCACCGGCAAGCCGTATGCTCTCGCCCGGGACGGCGCCAAGCGATGCCTATACTGCGTCTTGTTCGGCGGACGGGACCCCAAGCTCGGGCAGACACTGCTGGATGAAATCAAGCGTGTCGGGCTACCACGGCCTAAGTTACCCACGCGGGAACTAGGCGCTCTCGCGCGGCAGGCGCTGTTTCGCGCCATCAAGGGCTTCGACAAGCTCTCTGCTGAGATCGACAGGGTTGCGCGGACGAACCGCTTCCTGTGCGCCCGTGGCGGCTACCATATCCCCATCCGGTCGTTCCACAGTTCCCTCGTGTTCCTGATGCAAGGCGGCGAGGCGGCTGTGATGAAACTCGCTGACGTCATCTGGCACTTCGAGGTGGCGGCGGCGCAGGGCTGGGTCCACGGCGTCGATTACGCCTACACAGTTCATGTCCATGACGAGCGGCAGATTGAGTGCCGTCCTGAGATTGCCGAGGACATCGGCAGAACCTACGCGCAATGCGTGACTGAAGCTGGGCTTAGGTTGGGCGTGAAGTGCCCCCTGGCCGGTTCGTTCGCGATTGGCGACAACTGGAGCGAGACACATTGAAGTGTGACGATGACGTGTATCGGATCGTGCCTGCCGACTACGGCGTCCCAGGGCGTTTCGCGTTGGAACGGAAGGAGACGAGGTTTCGCCTGTTTCGGGGCGCCAAGACCACCTGGGAACACGTGCGTTATGGCGGCTTGTTAGAGCTAGAGGGTCTCCTACAGCACCTCGCTGGGCCAGAGCGATACTACGACGAAGCGGGACATCTGCTCTGGACGGCATCCTATACATGAACCGCACGACGCAATTCCGTTTCGTTCCGTCTGAGCGTTCTACCCACGCCTATGATCTGGAGCAATTACGCCCGGGGTGGCTCTTGGGTGGCTGGTATCCCGTCGCGTGCGTCACCAAGAGCGAGATGGGGCCGATGATCGCCCACCTGTCCGCCGATCCGGTCTACTTCCAGGTATCTCACGAGGTATGACCATTTTCGGCAAGCACGTCCCCGCAGAGTGGACGGACGCGCTCCTCACAGTGCAGTCCGTAATCCCCGAGGCCATTCTGGCCGGGGGTGCGCTCCGGGACCTGATCCTGGGCGGGGAAGTGAAGGACCTGGACGTATTCGTTCCGGCCGACCCACAGCGTCGGCTGGAGAACCTGTTTGAAGTCCTTCAGTTCCGCCATGGGTGGCGGCAGATCACCACCATCCCGGCCGGCTATGTCGGGACCATGCGCGACGAAGTCGCCTATGTGGCCGGCTATCGGGTTCCCTCGATGGACACGGAAGTCCAGATCATCGCGCTGAAGCAGATGGAGACCGCAGGGGACGCCGTCCGGCGGATGGACTTCGGAGCGTGCCAGATCGGGATGCTGTCCCCGACGCACTTCGTCTGGACGGATGAGGCGTTCCTGGACCTATCGTCCCGGCGGATCACGATGCTGCCGCCGGCTGACGAGGTCCAGTCCGGGCGGTCGCTGCTGCGGGCGGATCGTTTCAGGCAGAAGTATGGGGCGGACGGCTGCGATGTCGTGGTGGATACCTCGGCCGGCGATCGGTTCCTTCGGGCCGCGACCTTGCCCTGGGAGCAGCCAGTCCTGTGAGAGCCCTCATAGACGGGGACATCGTCTGTTACCGCGCCGCCGTCGTCCAGCAGACCCAGTTCAACTGGGATCGCGACACGACCACGGTGGCGCTTTCAGGGTCCCCTCAGGAAGCCGCAGAGACCGCCGTGCAACTGGTTCGGGCCTGGACGAAGCTGGCGGGTTGCCGTCAGGCCACCGTCTGCTTCACCGGGACGGACAACTTCCGCCGCCGGCTCCTGCCGTCCTACAAGGCCAACCGCACTTCGGGGAAGCCTTTGGTCTACCAGGAGACCGTCATGGCGGTCGAGGAGCGGTTCCGAACGGAGCGCGTGAACGGCCTGGAAGCCGACGACCTGCTGGGCATCATGGCTACCAGCGATCGGCACCGGGACAACGCGGTCGTGGTCAGCATCGACAAGGACATGCGCAGCTTCCCTGGGGTCCACCTGAACCCCATGAAGGAAACCAAGCCGGTCATCCAGACGCTGACCGAGGCGGACTACTGGTGGCTGTTGCAGACCCTGATGGGGGACGCGATAGACGGCTACGTCGGCATCCCTGGTGTCGGCGCCGTGAAGGCGGCGGGGATACTTGAGGGGACCCGAAGCGTGGACGTGATGTGGCCCAAGGTGGTCAAGGCGTTCCAGGCGAAGAAACTGACCGAGAGCGCCGCCCTCGTGCAAGCCCGCGTGGCCCGCATCCTGCGGCACGAGGACTACGACAGGGCAGCGAAAGAGATACTGCTGTGGCACCCGACTGAACGGGTCCGCATACCATTGGTGGAAGGACAAGCATAATGGAGATCGCGTGGTATGCGCCTATCGGGCGCAGGGTGATGTCCAACGACCCCCCGGTAGCGGACATGGAGCCGGTGACGCCCCCGCCGTCCGTCCCGGACAGTGAGGACCACAAGCGGTTCCCGCTGGCGCGGGGCCTGCTGGACTACTTCCCGGACGCGCTGCTCGCCGTGGCGAATTGCAGCTTGGTCGCGAATGAGCAGCACAACCCGGGTGAGCCACTGCACTGGGCGAAGGAGAAGTCGGCCGACCACGCCGACGCGCTGATCCGCCACCTCATTCACAGGGGCAAGACGGACGACGACGGCATCAGGCACGCGACCAAGGTGGCGTGGCGGGCGCTGGCGCTGCTCCAGACAGCCTTGGAGGGAGTGGCCGCTTGAGGACCGTCTACGAGGTGGTCGACATCAGGCGGCTGAACGCGCCGCAGCTTCAGGACCTCCTGACCGACCGCGAGGCTATGGAGTGGACCCTACACAGCCTTACGTCGTCCTTCGCTGTGTTCACCAAGCGCACGGCGCGGCTGTGAACAGAGCAACAACGGATTGGGACGAGACACAGTTCACCGGAATTGACGTGATCGTCCGTGACCCCGAACCCGAGTTTACGTTCACGGGCCTGTTAGACCAGTTCGGACAGCGCCTAATGCGGCGAACCGAGCGCCGTCCTGTGGGCTTCTGTCGTGCGCGTTAGGCTGGGGCCTCGACGCTTCGCCATCCGCTACACGTCCCCCGACAGCGACGACTATGACACCACCTGGGGGACGCAGGGCGACGACGGGATTGAGCTTCACCCGGAGCAGGACCCGTCAATGATGGCCTCGACGCTCATGCACGAGATCGTCCACGCCCTGTGGAGCGTGAACTGCCTGCCCGACCGGCTGGGCGAGGAAGACGTTTGCAGGCGGCTTGAAGGCCCCCTGCTGGCGCTGATCGTGGACAACCCCGGGCTGATCCGCGCGCTGCGCAAGGCGGTGCGGAAGGGCGTCCCGCTGCCGATTACGGAGACCGCAGAGTGAACGTTGACGAAATCGCCTTGGCGACCCGCGTGTTGGTGCTGTGGTTGGGGGTATCAATCCTCGCCTTCGCGTCCGGCGTCGTGTTCGGCCAGAACACCGGGGACGATGCGCGGCCGATCTTCGTGCACACGCCGCCTCACGCCGTTACCTACCCACAACAGAACTGCTTCCCGGCGGGCACCAAGGGAACCGAAGGGTTCGGCGGGTGTCCTGATAGCCACCCGAAGTTCGCCCGAACATGACACAGGAGACCGCAGAATGAGACCGTATAAGTCGTCCGCTGAGATGCGCCGCGAGATGGAGCCGATCGAAGCCCTGCGTCGCCGCGTCGAGGTGCTGGAGGACATGTATCTGGCCACGCGAACCCGCGTGACCACGCTGGAGTCTGTAGTCCTCCAGCTCCAGCTATGGAGCGGTGCGTATCAGCATCCGAACGGCAGCGGCGGAGGCGGGGTGCTGGACGTCACGCAGACCATCCGCAATGTTCAGAAGTTCGACATGTTGCGGGCAGGGACTCCGCAACAGCCCCCGACCATCATCGCCGGCTGAACAACGACAAAACAGGGAAGCCCCGCGAAGGGCCTCCCTGTTTTTTTTTGTCACGGAGCCGCTGCCGCCGCCTGTCCAGCGGCGATAAGCGAGTTCACGTCCGTCGTTACCGTCGCGGCCTTGCCGATGGCCGGCGCCGCCTTCCCCAGAGCCACCTGGACAGCCGTCTGGACCGCCGCCGGCATCACCGGAGGGGCAACCGCTGGCACGCCGCCTACGGACGCGCAGAGCGCCACTACGGCGGGATGAACGAGCAGGGTGTCCACGGCCACACCGACCGCCACGCCCGCGCCGCCCATCAGGGTCGCCACGTCGCCCGCCGCGAGCGGCACGACGGCCTGATCGACGCGGCAGGCAAGCTGTAGGCTGGGCGTGGCACCGCAGGCGACCAAGGTCAGCAGAATGACGCCGCTGCACGCGGCAATGATGTAGTCACACAGGCTACGCATGAGATAGAGCCTTCCGGTAAAGGTCGATCGAGTGGTCCCCGATGGGGGCGACCGAGCGGTCTGAATTGAGGGGGAGCGAGGCCTCGACGTGATGCTCAAAGAACGGGGGCACGGCGGGGACGGGATCGTCGCCATGGACGTAGCGGGCCATAGGGACCCCTGCGAGGGCCTTGCGGACCCCCCAGAAGCCGACCTTAGGGCACCCGAAAGTGACCAGACGTCTCACCGGATAACCACGGCACCGCAATAGCGCGCCTGAGAGCGCCGCCAGGGCGCCTCCGAGGCTGTGGCCTACGACCGTAGCCGGGCACCCCTGGGACGCCGTCCTGACCCACTCCAGCGCCTCGCGCGCCCCAGATAGGAACCCAGCGTGGCACCAGCCGAGGTCAGCGTCGTGCGCGGGGATGCAGTCGAGGTCCCGGAGCCAGTCACCCAGGCTGTCCGGCGAGGTGCCCTTGAAGGCGACCACGGGTTCCTTAGGGGAACCCCAGGTCAGCGTGGCGCACACGTCCCCGGAGACGAAGGTGGGCCGGGCCGTGTAGGCTTGCTGCGCGAGCCACGCCAGATCGGCGTCTGTCACGGCGCCTTGTCGGGGGCGGCGCGGGGACCAAACCAGCGGCTGAGCAGGCAGACCGCGTGCGTGGCCGCGACGGACAGCGTCAGCAGCGCCGCCACGACTTGGTCCGGCAACACCAACGCCCAGCACGCTGAGACGACCCAGCAGGCGATGATGACGACGGCGCCCGCGACCCCGCTGGTGGCGAGAGAGGTGGAGTTCATGTTCGTTCCATGTTCAGGGCGGCTGCACGCCGCGCTTCGGTTCGCGTCGTCCAGCCACGGCCGAACAGACGGAAGGTGTAGAGACGCGTGTAGTAGGCCTGCTGCGCGGCGCACAGCCGGTCAATCAAGGCGGCGGCGTTCTGCGCCCCTACCGCTGCCAGGGTGTGCGGCCCGACCACGCCGTCAACGTCGTCCCCGACCAGCCCGACGCAGCCCTGAAGGAAGCGGCGGCTGCGCCCGGGGCCGGACGTGACAGCGAAGTCGAACACGGCGAGGTCCACGCCGGCCGGTAGGCCGGGTGTCCAGAAGCCGGTGCGGTAGATGGAGGCGCGTTCGGCCGGCGTCATGTGCCAGACGGACTGGTCAGGGAGGGAGCAAGTGGACCTGAAGGCGCTGTAGGTGGCCTGAGTGACCCCCCAGGCCGTGGCCCCGCCGGGGTCCCCGGGGGTCACGTGGAACGGCTGTCCGTCGTTCTGCGGGAGCAGCACGAAGTCCAGACACCGATCGAAGTTGTCCGTCACTTCCACGGGAACAACCCGGCGACGTGGTTCGCCACGGTGCCCAGGACAGCGGCGGCGCCGGCCAGGAGCCACTGGCGCTGCTCTACGGAGCGAAGGCGTGTCTCATGGTCGGCTGTCTGGCCCGTGGAGGTCTCCAGGTGGGCCTCCATGCGCGCCAGCCGGTCGATCACGTCGTCCTCGAATGGGACAAGGCGGTCACGGGGCATTGACGGCCTCCGCCACCGGGGCCGGTTCTGGGGCCGTGATGACGGCCTCCAGGACAGCGAGGAGGTGCGTCATCGTCGGCGCCTCCGCGCCGGTCAGGCTCGCCCGTTGCAGGAACGTGTAGGCGACCTTGGCGAGTTCTTTGGAAAGCATAGAGGGGTCCTGACTGTTAGGTCCCGATGAGACCATGAGTGGTGATAGCGGCCTGGATAGCGGCCACGCGTTCGGCAAGCTGGATCAGCGTCACGGTGCTGGTGGCGAAGGAGGTGGCGATGTCTGTCGTGCCCGTCATGGCGACCCAGCCGGTCTGGCGCGCGCCGACGACGGCCAGCCCGTTGTTCTTGAGGTTCGAGCCCGCCGCCATGGAGATGCCGCCTGTGACGACAAGTCCCGCCAGGACGCTGACAACGCCGGCGGTGCTGATCTCCAGGGCGTTCGTGCCGCCTGAGGTCTCGACGCAGAAGTCCGCGACGGTGCCCCCGTGGGTCTTAATCAAGCACCCGAAGTTGGTGTCCGTGTAGATCGATCCGGCGGTCAGAGCGCCACCACTGAAGGCGATACCGCCGTTGCACGTCGTCTGCCCGGTGACAGTGAGCGCGTTGCTCGCCGCCAGGGCGCCCGTGATCGTGGTCGTCGAGGACGCGTTGCCGATGTTGACAGCCGTCGCGACGGACGTGCCGATGTTGATCGTCTTCGCCTGCACCCAGGTCTCCGTGATCTGGAGCCCGGTTCCCAGGCTGGAACCCGTCCGCGTCACGGACTTGCAGTTGATCGTGCCTGACGGCGCGGCCGACCGCCCTTCGGCGGTTTTCTTCAACGTCAGCGCGGAGACCACGCCGGCCGAGGCCGTGACGGCGAACAGGTTCCCGTAGCCGTCCAGCACGAGGTCGCCGCTGGTGAAGTTGGCGCCGCCCGATACGATCGAGGCAACCGCGCTGAACACGTAGCTGGGCGTGTCCAGCGTGACGCCCCCGGAGACGGCGGTGAGGGTGCCTGTGCCGACCTTCAGGACGCCGTTCAGGTCGACTGCGGTGGCCCCAAGGCCGCTTGGGCCGGACGTGCGGAAGGCGAAGCCCCCGCCGGCTTCCCGAGTGCCGCTGAAGGTGGCCTGAAGTAAGTCGACGCCGCCGGCCGCGAGGGCTGGGAAGCTCCCGTAGTTGAACCCAGAGTGCACTGAGAAGATGTAGCCGTTCGCGTCTTCTTTCT